CAGCCAGAAGCACATTGGCGTCAACTTCACGTCGGCCGAACTGACCATGCAGCTCGACGACTTCGCTGATCGTGTGCTCAAGCCGCGTATCTCGCAGCTTGCGTCCTCCATCGACGCTGACGTCGCCAACTCCTACAAGTCGATTTTCTCGACCGTCGGCACCCCCGGCACGACCCCGGCCACTTCGCTTGTCCTGCTTCAGGCCCAGCAGAAGCTGAACGAGTACGCTGCCATGATGCCGAACCGCTACGCCACGGTGAACCCGGCGGCCAACGCGGGTCTGGTCGAAGGCATGAAGGGTCTCTTCAACCCCGTTGACACGATCTCCCGTCAGTTCAAGAACGGCATGATGGGTGAAGGTGTCCTCGGCTACGAGGAAATCAACATGTCGCAGTCCATCAAGCAGCACACGACTGGCTCGCGCGCTGCCACGGGCGCGACCGTCAACGGCAACGCCTCGGAAGGCGCTACGACCATCACGCTCGCATCCGCTGGCAACACCCTGACCTTCACCGTTGGTGACGTGTTCACGGTGGCCGACTGCTACTCGGTCAACCCGCAGACCCGCGAAAGCACGGGTTCGCTTCAGCAGTTCGTCGTGACCGCTGCGGCTACCTCGTCTGCTGGTGGCGCCGTGACCCTCAGCGTTTCTCCGGCGCTCTACTCGCCGTCGAACGCTCTGGCGACCGTCAACACCCTGACGATCACCGGCAAGGCTGTCACCTTCATCGGCGCGGCTTCGACCCAGTACCCGCAGAACCTTGTGTACCACAAGGACGCCATCTCCTTCGCCACGGCTGACCTGATCATGCCGAGCGGCGTCGATATGGCTTCCCGCCAGGTTCACAACGGCATCTCGATGCGTATCGTGCGCCAGTACGACATCAACAATGATCGTCTGCCGTGCCGTATTGACGTGCTGTACGGCTTCTCGACCATCCGTCCGCAGATGGCCGCGCGCATCTGGGGCTAACAGGTAAAGATAGGAGATACTCACATGGCACTTCCCAATGGCGGCGGCGGTTACCAGATCGGTGACGGCAACCTCAACGAACCGCTCATCGACGCGCTCCCCGAGCCCGTATCGGTCACGACCGCGGCGACGCTCACCCCGGCTCAGGTTCTCAACGGCCTGATCCTCGCAAACAGCGGCATCACTGCGGCATCCGTGACCTACACGCTGCCGACGGTGGCTGAACTGGAAGCCGTTCTAGTTAACTCGGACAAGACGGGCACTGCCTTCACGTTCCGTGTGGTGAACCTCGGCACCTCTTCGGCCACGGCCATCATCGCTGCTGGCACGGGCTGGACGATCTCCGGTTCGCTGACAATGACGATCCCCGTGACGACCGGCGCATTCTTCATCGCCCGCAAGTCGTCTCTGCCAGGCGCTGCCAGCGCTTGGACGCTGTACCGCGCAGCGTAACAGACAGGCGGGCGGCTTCGGCCGCCCGCCCCTTATCAGGAGGGAACAATGATCTATCTTCGCCACCCCAAGCACGGCGTCAAGATTGCGTCCATGGAAATGGAAGCGCAGTATGACGAGATGAACGGCTGGTCGCGGTTCGACCCAGACGAACCGTTGAATGATGCGCCGGAACCGAGTAATGTCATGCTTGAACCCCGGCGCCGCGGTCGGCCCCGGCTAGAAGCGAGCGAATGACATGACGACGGCTGGCGATCTGATCAATGGATCACTGAGGCTTCTGGGCGTTCTGGCGGAAGGCGAAACGCCTTCGTCTGAAACATCGCAGGACGCCCTGCTCGCCATGAACCAGATGATCCAGTCGTGGAACACCGAGCGCCTCGCCGTGTTCTCCACGCAAGATCAGGTTGTTACTTGGCCACCCGGTCAGCGGTCGCGCACGTTCGGCCCGACCGGCGACATCGTCGCCAACCGCCCGATTGCTATTGACGACAGCACCTATTTTCGAGATCCGTCCAACGGCATCTCGTTTGGCCTCAAGCTGATCAATCAGCAGCAGTACAACGGCATCGCCGTCAAGACCGTGACCAGCACCTACCCGCAGGTGCTCTGGGTCAACATGACCTACCCTGACATTGAGATGTACGTTTATCCCGTGCCGACCAAGGTGCTGGAGTTCCACGTCGTCTCTGTCGAAGAGCTGACCCAGCCCGCCAATCTGGCGACCGATCTGGCCTTTCCGCCTGGTTACCTCCGTTGTTTCCGCTACAACCTTGCCTGCGAGTTGGCCCCTGAGTTCGGCACTGAGCCGTCGCGGCAGGTGCAGCGCATCGCCATGACCTCGAAGCGCAACCTGAAGCGCATCAACAACCCCGACGACATCATGTCGATGCCCTACAGCATCGTGGCCACCCGCCAGCGGTTCAATATCTTCGCTGGAAACTACTGATGCAGACGCCGATCCTTGGGTCCAGTTACGTCGCCCGCAGCGTCAACGCTGCGGACAGCCGTATGGTCAACCTGTTCCCCGAGGTCGTGCCAGAAGGCGGCAAGCAGCCCGCCTTCCTCAACCGCGCGCCGGGACTGCGCAAGCTGGCGACCGTTGGCCCCGGCCCTGTTCGCGGCTTGTGGTCGCCTCAGATCACGGGTTCTGACGGCTACGTTGTGTCCGGCGACGGACTGTACAAGATCGACACATCCTACAACGCGACGTTCCTCGGCACCATCAACGGTTCGGGCCCGGTGTCCATCGCAGACAACGGCACGCAGATCTTCATCGCGGCCAACCCGGACGGCTACATCTACAACATGAGCACCGGCGCGTTCGCGCCGATTGGCGACCCGGACTTTCCCGGCGCGTCCACGGTCGGCTACCTAGACGGCTATTTCGTGTTCAACGAGCCAAACAGCCAGAAAATTTGGGTGACAAGCCTGCTGGACGGCACCAGCGTTGACCCACTGGACTTCGCCAGCGCCGAGGGCGCCCCGGACCAATTGATTTCGGTAAACGTCGATCACCGCGAGGCGTGGCTATTCGGCACGGGCACGACTGAGGTCTGGTACAACGCTGGCACGGCCGATTTTCCGCTTCAGCGCATCCAAGGCGCGTTCAACGAGTTGGGCTGCGCTGCGGTCTACTCGGTCGCCAAGCTGGACAATACGCTGTTCTGGCTTGGCGCCGACGCCCGCGGGCGGGGCATCGTCTACCAGGCCAACGGTTACCGCGGCGAACGCATCTCGACCCATGCGGTTGAGTTCGCCATCCAGAGCTACAGCACGATCTCGGACGCCGTGGCCTACTCCTACCAGCAGGAAGGTCACAAGTTCTACGTCCTGACGTTCCCGACCGCCAACGCAACGTGGGTCTACGACACGATCACGGGCGCATGGCACGAGCGGGCGGGGCTGACCAACGGCGTGTTCACGCGGCACAGGTCGAACTGCCAGATGAACTTCAACAACCAGACCATCGTGGGCGACTACGAGAACGGTAACATTTACGCTTTCGACCTCAACGTGTACGCCGACGACGACCAGCCACAGAAGTGGTTGCGGTCTTGGCGCGCGCTGCCGACGGGCACCAACAACCTGCGCCGCACGGCGCACCATACGCTACAACTTGATTGCGAAAGCGGTGCGGGATATGTAGACCCAGCATTGGCCTTGCAGCCTGAATACACGAGCCCGGCGCAACAGCTATTGGACGGCTCTGCGGGCATGGCTATCGATTTTGTGTCGAATACCGTCTACATCACTTCTACAGCAACGCTACCGTATGAAACGCCCGTTCCTCAAGCCATGCTGCGCTGGTCGGACGACGGTGGCCACACCTGGTCGCGTGAGCACTGGACCAGCCTTGGCGCCATCGGGCGGTATGGTACGCGCGTCTTCTGGCGGCGGCTTGGCATGACGCTGAAGCTGCGCGACCGCGTCTACGAGGTATCGGGCACCGACCCGACCAAGATTGTCATCATGGGTGCGGAGCTGATCCTCGATGGCACTTCTTCCTAACGCCAGCCAGATACCCGCCCAGCGCGTGGCGATCAACGAGCCGCGCGGGGCGCTAAACAGGCGCGACCCGCCCTCAACGCCCGTCTTTGTGACCCGCGAATGGTATCGGTTCTTCGACACGCTCCACACTTATCTGCCGACCCCAACGGTTTTCACCCCTGTTTTCACCCCTGTCATCAACGTCACCACGGTGTCGGCGGGGGCAAGTTTTGCCAACCAGATGGGCACGGTCATTGCGCTCACCGGCACGTTTACGCTTGACCCCATTGCGGCGGGCGACACCATGTTCCAGATGACGCCGCCGATTTTGGATGACCTGTCCTTGTCCACGGCTGCGGGCACGTTTGTCACCACCGCCAGCGGCATCACCGCAGTGGGGTCTGTTATCGCCGCTGGGCCCCTGCTGGAGTTTCGTCTTAACGCGCCATCGGGCGCCGCTGCCACCTACGCCTACAACGTCAACTACCAGATTGCCTGACAACCCGATTTACGCTAGGTTCGCACCATGACCGTCAACCTGTCCCCTTTTGCCAACCCCGGCGCGCAGTTCTTCGACGACAACGGCGATCCGCTGTCGGGCGGCAAGATATTCACCTACGCGGCAGGCACGACTACGCCTAAAACGACGTATACCGACTTTACGGGCAATACGGCGCACTCCAACCCGATCATCCTTGACGCAGCAGGCCGCCCGCCGTCCGAGGTCTGGCTGACCTATGGCGACGCCTACAAGTTCATCCTCAAGGAGAGCAATGACACGCTGGTCGGCACGTTCGACAACATTGACGGCATCCCGCCCGTCAACATCAACTTGGTCCGGTTGTACGGCTCGACCTCGGGCTACGTTGAGCTGCGGGCACCTGCCGTTGCTGGAGCCAACACCGTCACCTTCCCGGCTGCTACCGGCACGGTTGCGCTGACGAACAGCCCGACCTTCACGGGCACCACGGCGGTTGCCACGCTGACGGCGTCCGAGAACATCACTGGGTCCAAGACGATCAGCGGACGCCTGCTGGCGGCATCGCAGACCGTCACCGTCGGCCAGTACCTCTTTATGAGCGGCACGGGGCAGTTGAAGCTGCCCGTTGGCTCTACGGCCCAGCGCGCGGGCGCGTTCAGCGGCACGGGCCAGATCAGCGGCACGACGCTGACCCTCACCAACGTCGTCAGCGGCGCGATCTACATCGGCGCGACGATCACAGGCACGGGCGTCACGGCTGGCACCCGCGTCACCGACTTCCTGACCGGATCTGGCGGCATTGGCACCTACACCGTCAGCGTCCCGCAGACGGTTGCCGCAGGCACGTCAATCACGGACGCGCCCGTCACGGGCATGATCCGCTACAACAGCACGAACAGTGCCTTCGAGGGCTACGGTGCGTCTGGCTGGGCGGGCATCGGCGGCGGTGCCACGGGCGCTGGCGGCGACGAGGTGTTCATCCTCAACAGCCAGGTCATCACGACGTCCTACGCCATCCCATCCGGCAAGAACGCCTCATCCACCGGCCCGTTGACAATCAACGGCAGCGTCACCATCACCATCCCATCCGGCTCGCGCTGGGTGATCCTGTAACGGAGCGACCATGTCCCAACTGACCCTTACCAGCGACCCGCTCGGCAGCGCAACGACCGGCACGTTCGAGTTCGAGAACCCCGCCTTCTTCATGACGGGCGCAACGTCCCAGCGCGGCGCGGTGCTGGTCGATCAGTACATCCTGTTGCAAGCGACCAACACGCTGACCAGCCAGACCGCAGCGCAGGCACTGTTTGACGTGACAGGCAGCGGCCAAGTCACGCTGGTGGCAGGCACTTACGAGTTTGAGTGTCAGTTCTCGCTGTCCAGCATGAGCGCAACGTCGGGGTCTTTTGGTTTTGCTCTTGGTGGCGGCGCGACACTCACACAGTACTGGTGGTCGCTTGCCAACAAGGCCACGCTGGCAACTGCGGCCGCTGGTCAGGTGACGTACAACACTGCGGCTAACACAACCATCGCTACAGCCTCAACCGCGACCGTTGCCTTTGCCCGCATTCACGGCGTCGTGATCGTTTCGGTCGGCGGCACGCTCATCCCGCAGGTGTCGCTTACTCAAGCGGCGGCCGCCGTTGTCGGCATTGGCTCCTTCTTCAAGATCCGCGCACTCGGCGGCGCAGCGGCGACCAGCAGCGGCAACTGGAGCTAACCCATGACCATCACCATCGACGGCGGCGCAGGCATCACGTTCCCCGATACGGTCCAGCAGACCAACGGCATGACCATGACGGGCGGCAACCCGAAATACTACGCGGCGCGGGCGTGGGTGAACTTCAATGGCACAGGCACGGTGGCTATCCGTGCGGCGGTCAATGTCAGCAGCATCACTGACAACGGCACCGGGGACTACACAATAAACTTTACGACGGCCATGCCGGACGTAAATTACGCAGCGGTTGTAGTTGGGCAACAAAACGATGGTGGCGGAACAAACCAGACCACTCAGTTGTTTGACGGCGGCACCTACTCTACGACGCAATTTGAAGTTTTAGGGCAAAGCAGTAACGGCTCCAACGTAGACTCGTCCATCGTTTGCGCCGTTGTTTTCAGGTGAGCGGAATGGACCATCGCATCATATACCCCCGTAACGGCGGCGTCGCCATCATCGTCCCGGCTGCTGGTTGCGGGCTGACGCTGGAACAGATTGCAATCAAGGACGTGCCTGCGGGCGTCCCGTACAAGATCGTGCATGTCAACGACATCCCGTCCGACAGGACGTTCCGCGACGCTTGGGAGTACACCTCGTGATCCGTATCAATCTTGACAAGGCCAAGGCCATCGCTCACGACAAGCGTCGTGCGGTCAGGGCTGCCGAGTTTGCGCCGCTCGACATCGAGGCCACCATCCCGGCCAAGGCCGTTGCGGCCGAGGCCAAGCGTCAGGCCATCCGCGACCGCGACGCGGTCCTACAGACGGCCCTCGACGCTGCCAGCACGCCGGACGAACTCAAGCGACTGCTGGACGCGCAGTAGATGGCCGAGGTGCGCCGCGCAGAACCGGCGGATCTGCTGTCTTGTCTCGACATGACGGCACGGTTTCATGCGGCGTCGCCCATCTCCAACGTAGCGCCTTTTGACCGTGACGGCATGGCTGTCACGTTGCGGGAAATGATGATGAACCCCCGTGCTGGCGTCTGGCTGGCGCTGCTGGATGACGCGCCTGTCGGCATCGCCGGGGCGCTTCTGTATCCGCTCTATTTCAACCCGGCGTATGAAGTCGCGCAGGAGCTGTTCTGGTGGCTGAACCCAGAAGCGCGCGGCAGTGGCGCGGGCGAAAAGCTCTTCCAGAACGTGCAGACTTGGGCTAAAGATAAGGGCGCAAGTGCCGTGTTTATGATTGCATTGGCAGACAGCCGCGTGGGCAAGATGGATAGGTTTTACAAGCGTGCTGGATTTCAGCCCATGGAGCACACCTACATGAAAGGGGTTCAGTCATGGCAATAGCTACTGGCACAGCCATTCTGGGCGCGGCCGCGCTTGGCGCAGGCGCATCTATACTCGGCGGCAAATCGCAGTCGGACGCAGCCAAGAAAGCAGCCAAGGCGCAGTCAAAGGCCACCAAGGCCGCCATTGCGGCGCAGGAGCGCGCGCTGGAGCGGCAGATTGGGCTACAGGAGCCGTTCCGCCAGACTGGCGTCAACGCGCTGGCCGACTACGGCACCGCGTCTCAGTACACGCCGTTCGGCATGGACCAGCTCCAGGCCGACCCCGGCTACCAGTTCCGCATGTCCGAGGGCCTCAAGGCTTTGGAGCGGTCTGCGGCCTCCCGCGGCATCTTGCAGTCCGGCGGCACGCTCAAGGACATCACGCGGTTCGGGCAGGATGCAGCCAGCCAAGAATACCAGAACGCTTTCCAGCGGTATCTGACAGAGCGTCAGGCGCGGCTTCAGCCGCTGGAGTACCGGATTGGGCTTGGTCAGGCGGCAGCTTCGGGCCAGGCGGCGAACGTCGGATCGACGGCGGCTACCGTTGGCGGGCTGACGACATCGCTGGGCGACATCCGGTCGGCGGGCACCATGGGGCAAGCCAACGCATTTACGAACACGCTGGGTAATCTCTCAAGCCTTGCCACGCAAGGCGCTAACGCTTATGGCCAGTATCAGGCGGCGCAGCCGTACCAGAACTATCTTCGCGCGATCACGCCCGTGTCGCCGTCTCAATAGCAGGTAGATCATGCGGACCAATCCGAACATCATCCTCTCTGGCAACCAGATGGCAGCCCCTCAGTTGCCGGACGTGAACGCCATGACGCAGACGCGCACGGCGGGCATGGAGAACATCTACAAGATCGAACAGGCGCGGGCTGAGCAGGCGCGTGTGGCTCAGAAGGAGCAGGAAGCTGCCGCCGCTGAGGCCATGCTGCCGTCGGTTCTGGCGGCCTATTCCGACGCTAGCGACATTGGGCTTGACCGCGCTACGTCGCTAATGCCAGCCGAAGTCCGCGACACGTTTGCGCCATTTATCACTCGGCTCAAGGGTATCCCCGATACGGCCACTCGCAAGGCTATTCTTGAGGCTGAACTGGCCAAGGATGAAGCTGGCCGCGCGGTTCTCGACCGCATATTGACGCCGTACCAAGAGGGCACGCTGGGCATTCAACGCGGGCAGTTGGAAGTGTCGCGCGCCAATGCAGCCCGCGAGGCTGCCGAAGCAAGCCGTCCAGCGGCAGGAGATTACGCAACGGTCGAAACCGCGCAGGGCATCTTTATCCTCAACAAAAAAACTGGCGAGCTTGTGCCTGCTACGGCTGGCGCACCCGCAGGCGAGGGGCCAATTGACGTTGAGGCCCCGCCGCAAGTGCTGCAACCTAAACCCACCGCTGAAAAGGCGGAAGAGACTAAGAAGCGGCTAGCTGACGAAAAGCGCATCAAGGACTTGGGGCTTGCTGTTTCTGAAATTGAACGTGCTATGGTACCGGGCGGCTTGATAGACTCCGCGACAGGCGGCTATCTCAGCAATCTTTTTGATACTGCGGCGGCTGTGTTTTCATATGGAACTGAAAAATCGGCGGCAATTGCGCGGCTAGCTCCCATTGCTGACTTAGCGTTGAAGATGGTGCCGCGATTTGAAGGCCCGCAGTCCAACTACGACGTGCAGTCGTACAAGGACGCCGCAGGTAATCTAGCCAATCCCAACGTGCCAGCAAACATCAAGCGGGCGGCCGCAGACGAGATTGTTCGCCTGTTCAAAAAGTACAAGAACCAGTTTGAATATGCTGGCGACGGTGGCGCTGCTGCGGGCGGCGATGTCATTGACTTCAACGATCTGGGTGGCTGACCATGGATGTGCGGCTTCCTGACGGCACCGTCATCAAGAACGTTCCCGAGGGCACAACCAAGCGCCAGCTTCTGGATAAGCTGAAGGCCAAGGGTTATGACGTGGGCGCAATGGCAGCGCCTTCTGCCCCTGCGCCTACCGCGCCTGAACCTGAAACTTTCGGCCAGCAGGTGCTGCGTGGCGCGGCCTCGACGGCTGACATCATTGCGGAGAGCGTGCCTGGCATGGCGGCCATGGTGGCCTACCCGTTCCAGCGCATCGCGGGCGCGGTGACCGGCCAGAGTGCGGAAGATGTTGCCGCCAGCCAGGCGCGCGTGCTGGGCGCGGTGTCGGCACCTGTCGGTCGCATGACCGGCGTAACTGAAACGCCGTCCTACCAGAACAACCTCGCCAAGCAGGCGCTGGGTTTTGTTGCCGAGAACATGGACAAGGGCGCGGACTGGATTTCCGGCCAGACGGGGCTGCCCAAGCCTGACGTGATGAACATGATGCAGGTCGTCATGTCGGCGGCACCCGTCAAGGTTCCGGGGGCCAAAACCGCAGGTACAGCCGCGCGCGCTGCCGTTCAGAAAGCCCGCGACATCATCGACCCCAAGACGGCCTTCTACACGGACCTCGCGGAGGGCCGCGGCAGCGCGCTGCTGGCGGCTGCCCGCGCGCCGGAAGCCGAGATCATTCCCGGCGTTCGGCCGACCTTTGCGCAGGCTACTGCCGATGTCGGCTTGCCCCGCGTTGCTGCCGTGGGCGAACAGGCCGCGAAGAAACTGCCGACTGAGGCGCTGGCGCTGAAGGACGTGCAGGAAGCAGGGCGCGTCAGCCAGCTTCGTGCTATTGAGCGCACGCCGGAAGCGCGGGCGCGCGCTGAACGTGTGCGCGAAGCGCGGTCAGAACCGCTGTTCACCGCTGCCGAAATGGCGGGCGATGTCGTGGACACGACGCCCGTGCTGGGCCTCATCGACGACACCATTCGCAAAAACCCGGGCAACCAGCCGCTGCTGGTCGAAATGCGCCGCATCCGCAAAGGATTGGTCAAGCCGGGCGTGGACGAAGAAGGCAACCCGATCCTCGTGCCGCGCACCAACGCCAAGGAAGTGGCCTCGACAATCGATGGCCTCAAGTCGGCCATCGCCAAGGAAGACAACAAGTTCATCAAGGGCGAACTGACCCAAATCAAGGATGATCTGACTGCGGCCATTCCTTCGATGAAGGAAGCGCAGGCAGCTTTCAAGAAGGGCTCCAAGCCGATCAATCAAATGGACGTCGGCAAGTACCTCCGCGAGAAGCTGGAAGCCCCGGTGCCGGAAGGCGGCCAGCGGGCGTCCGTGTTTGCTGGTGCGGTGCGCGAAGCTCCGCGCACCATCAAGCAGGCGCTCAAAGGTGGCCCGACCTACGAGAAGCTGACCGACATTCTGTCACCGGCGCAGAAGGCCAACGTGGACCGCGTGCTAATGGATCTGTCGCGCGACCAGCGCGTCAAGGAACTGGCGCAGATGGGCCGAGAGGCCGCGCCCGACCTCGCCATGCCTGCTGGCAAGGCTGAGCGGCTCAACCTGCTGAACCGTTTGGCTACGATTGCCAACGTCATCATTGACCGTCTGGAAGGAAAGATTAACGAGAAGTTGGCGGTAGAAATTGCGTCTGAGTTTCTGGACGCTGACAAGGCCGCCGCAGCACTGGAGACTGCCATGCGCCGGTCTGCCCAGCGTGCGCCCGCGCAGCGCAGGCCGTCCGGCCCGATCAGCCGCGCTGTCAAGCGCGCGCCTGTCGTAACGGCGCCGAACCAGATGAACAACCAGGAAAACCGCAACGCGATGTCGAGGTGACGTGCCGTGCTTGACGATCAGACGCTGAAGGTGTTGAACGCTATCATGCAGTGGGTCATCATGCCCGTGGCTGCGTTCGTGTGGGTCATCTACCGGCAGCAGCAGAAACACGACACGGCTATCGCGGTGCTGCAAGCTGAGACGAACACGGCGCGGCTGGCGCACGACCGTGAGATCAAGGAGATCCGCGAGACGAGCCGCGCGATCATGGCGAAGCTAGACAGCATCGAGGAGGCTTTGAGGAAATGAAGCTGAACAGCGCGTCCTTCGCCAAGCTCAAGGGCGTCCACCCCGACCTGGTGCGCGTCGTGCTGCGTTGCGCTGAAGACTGGGCCGAGGCCGACACGGGCTTCGTCGTCACCTGCGGCGTGCGCACGCTGGAGGAGCAGAAGATCCTCAAGGCTAAGGGTGCCAGCAAGACGCTGCGCTCGCGTCACATCCCTGCCGCCAACGGCTACTCTCACGCCGTCGATCTGGCCTGCACGATCAAGGGCGCGGTGCGCTGGGACTGGCCGTTGTACGACAAGCTGGCCAAGCGCATGAAGGCAGCCGCCAAGAAGGAAGGCGTGCTGCTGGAGTGGGGCGGCGACTGGAAGACGTTCAAGGACGGTCCACATTTTCAACTGCCGTGGGTCCAGTATCCCGGCACCAAGAAGGGGTAACTGACATGCTCAAGGGCTACAAGACCTACATCCTCGCAGGCGTCACCGTCATCGGCGCCGCAGCGTCCTACCTTGTGGGCGACATCACGCTCCAGGCGGCAGTGCAGCTCGCCGTGACCGCAGCGCTGGGCGCTACGATCCGCGACGGCATCAACAGCGCGCTCAAGAAGTAGGCGCTTCACCATCGCGGGTGAGCCACCGCTCAATCAGCGTGGCGTATCCCGCGATGTCACGCCAGTGATCGACCTCATGCGGGTTGCCTGACAGGATGCGGCCGATCTTGCTGGCGATCAGCTCCAGCGTCTCGCGCTGGGTGTCGTCAAGCGTCCTCCAGTTCTTGCCGCGGCGCATGGCGTCCTTCAGTTCCTGGGCCATCATGGCCACCCGGTGGTAGTCGCCGTGGGTCTTCTCGCGTTCGTCTAGAATGTCATTCATCTTCCACCACCTTTACGGTCAGTTTCATTCCAAGGACGTTATAGCATGCCTCCAGTTCCGCAACGCGGGGGCAGTGCCGCGTTCGCCAGCCCTTGAACGTGTGCCTTGAGATGCCCGTCCGCTCGGCCATGTCGGTGACGCCGATTTGCTGATGGTTCATCTCCGCGTACAGACGGCGCACCAGCGGGTGCGCGCGCCAGGGGATAGGTATGCGACGGAAACGCCTCATGTGCGGGGCAACCTCCTCGGGCATTTTGGGTTCATACAGGTCTGTTCACTTGTGGGCGGGCAGATGCAGCCTTGTGGCACGATCACCGCTGAGTAATGCGGGTGCAGATAGTCAGCAATAACTTTCCGCTGCCTCTGACAGCCGTACTGACTGCAAAGTACGTTGGCGCACGGGCCGCACGAGGTGTGATCAATCGCCGCCATTGTTGTTCTCCTGTGTCAGGATCAGTTCAATCCAGTCCTCAGTGCCGTCAGTGTGGATTTCCATTCGCGGCCACGCATTGAGCATAGCAACAGCAAGATCAGCCATAACCTTCTCAGGAGCATCACTGTTTTTTCTTTTTGCCCAAGCCACACGCATGGCGCGTTTTACCTCGTAAGGAATTTTATCAACCGTCAGCATTGTTGTTCTCCTGTGTCAGGGAGAGCCACAGGCAGCGCGGCGAAATAACCGTTTCTGGGTGATCTACGACCCCCGGCCACGCATTGATGACTGCGGCAGCAATCTCACGCGCCTCAAAGTCACGGATTGGCGTTCCAAGGAACCTCATCTTGATCACAAGCGCCTTCACTCTTTGCGTGACCTTATCCGGGATCTGCTCATCCTTGATCACAGTCCCTCCCCCTCCTCGCAATCAATGATCACCTTCACACAGGCGATGCGGTGCGGTACGGCGCAGAAGTCAGCTTTGCTCTTTTCGGTATAATGGGTCTGTAAGCGATCAGGGTACACATTCACCCAGAACTCACGTTGGATGCGGGGCTTCACCTCAATGAGGTTGTTTTCGGAGTTGCTGATGCTCCAGCGGCCTTCTTTTGACCACGAGGTTACAATCCATAAGCCGTTTCTTTTAATCGCCCCGTGAACAGGAGTTTGACCACCTGCGTCCAGCGCATAGATACGGACTTCGCATCCGTCTTCCGTCCTGTACTGCTTACCAAGTTCAATCATTACAACCCTCCTCTAACGCTTCATCAATAATAGCAAGGTCTCTTGCCGCGTCTTCGGGCATAAGAGATAGCTCGCACGATTGGACCAGCACATACTTGTGCGCGACCTTCAATGCCGCACGGAGCCGTTCGTTGTCTACGGTGAGGCGGGTGATGGTGTCGGCAGCCTTTACGCAGTCTTCATCGGGTTCGCTGCCATCGGCCAGATGAATGCCTATGGCGCAATCGCATATTTCCGGCCTTGTGCGGGCGCGCAGTTTGGCCACAAAATCGCTCACGGCTTGTCTCCTGAGAGTGCGGCGAGAATTTCCCTGCGTTCGCGCGCCGCGCGCAGCGTCGTGTAGCGCTGGTGGATGCGCACCGCGTAGGTCGGGCGCTTGTGGACCTCGACCTCCTCGTCCAGCATGGCCTTGACCTGATGCTCGTCACGCATCGCCAGAACCACGTTCAAATCGTGCCAATTCCAACTCATCCCTTCAACTCCTCCAGTGCGATGTCCGATATGGCGCGCTTGTCGGCAAGGGCCGCCCAGATGCGCTCGTCGATGGTCTTGTTCGTCAGCAGGACGTAGACCCACACGTCGCGCTCCTGCCCGCTGCGGTGCAGACGGCCGACGACCTGCTCGTAGAGTTCCAGCGACCACGGTAGCGACAGGAACACCAGGTGGTGGCCACCATGTTGCAGGTTGAGGCCGTGGCCCGCCGACTTGGGGTGGACCGCCAGCAGCGGGATCTTGCCCGCGTTCCAGCGCTCGATCACGTCGGAGCCGTCGTCCAGCGTCCACAGCCGCCCAGGATAGCGGCGCTTCAGTTCCGCCAGCTCCTCGATGAAGTTGTAGACGATCAGCGTATTGGCCCGTTGGTTGCCCTCCAGCACCTCGTCCAGCAGGTCGAAGCGGTGCGTCGAGAACCAGTGCGCCGCCTTGGTGACCTTGAACTGGCCCGCAGTGTCGGACGCCGTCGAGACGCTATCGTAGACCCAGCCGCTGGCCATCTGCTGGAGCTTGGTCGTGACGGCAGCGGCCGACAGGGCGGTGATGTCCTGCCAGACGAATTCCTTCTTCATCTTCTCGTATGGCTCGCGGTCGGGCATGTCGCAGCGCATCTCGACGACATGGCACGGCGGCAGCTTGTCCTTGTAGACGCCGGGCTCCAGCACGAACGTCGCCGGGCGGATGCGGGTCATCACCTGCTCCAGCGCACCGCGGCGCGGCATCCACTCGCCAAAGTCGCGGTTGATGCAGACGAAGTACTGCTGCATGAAGGCCCCCTTGGTGCGGCCCAGCAGCTTCTCATCGACCACCTTGCATTGGCCGAACACGTCCTCCAGCCCGTTGGACGTGAACGAGCCGGTCAGGCCCCAGCGGATCTTGAAGCGGTCCAGCACCTTGACCAGCGCCTTGAAACGCAGGCCGGACGGGTTCTTGAGCCGGGTCAGCTCGTCGAAGACGATGCCGTCGAAGTCACCCTCGGGCATCTTGTCGAGGTTGTCGTAGTTGAACACGACGATGTTCACCTTGGCCGCGAACGCCGCCTTGCGCTGCGCCGCGTTGCCGATGGCGACCGCCATGGTCAGATTGGGCGCCCACTTCTTGACCTCGACCGGCCACACGTCGGTGCAGACGCGCTTGGGCGCCACGACCAGCCACCGCTTGGCGTGGCCGTCGCGCTTCATCTCGGCCATGGCCCGCAACGTGATGGCCGTCTTGCCCGCGCCCACAGGGGCCAAGATCATGGCGCGGTCACGCTCGAACAGGAACGTCACCGCGTCGTTCTGGTATGGTCTTAACTCCATTGTTCTGCCATCGCCGCAGCGATGCCTTTGTAGGTGCGGCTGCGCTCTTTCCAGCGGTTTGGGCTGGGAGGCATCTTGTGGACGCGCGCTTCGCGGCCGTCAACGACGTTTGTCGGCGTCAGTTTTGGCAGGTTCTTGAGCCACAGGCAGGTCGCCTTGGTTTCGCCATGGCCGTATTGCCACGGCTGGATGACCTGATCGGGCTTGCGGATGCGGCTGCTGATGACGCTAATCGGGTTCTCCAGCGCGATGCGCTCAACAGGTGCGTCTAACAAGCGTCTAACAAAGTCCAGCGCCGCAACCTGTTCCGCCTGCTTGTCCTTGAACCAACGCGCGCCGGAAACGGCGAGATGCGTGCAAGGTGGATGGGCTATCATCAAGTCCCAGCCGTCGTTGAGGATTGTAGAAACGTCGTGCTGATAATGGTGCGGCGAACCGTCTTCCGCCGGAAGCAGGTCGCAGGACCATGCGTCGTGTCCACGGGCGCGGAACGCCCGCCGGACTACACCTGAGTATTCGCAGGCAACAAGGATGCGCGCCATTCGTCTATCTCCGTCTTTGACCATAGTATCGTGTAGTTCTGTCCGAGTTCTTTCATGCGGGCCGCGAAGAGCTTCTGGAGCGGGGATGGCCGCCCTCCGGGTGCCTTCAGCTCGACGAACCACGTCGAGCCGTCCGGCAGACAGGCGATGCGGTCGGCCACGCCGCGGTGGTTGGGCGACTTGAACTTGTAGGCCGTCCCGCCCATGCGCTGCACCGTCCAGACGAAGTGCTTCTCGATCTCACTTTCGCGCATTGTTGAGCGCCCATGTCCACAGCGCGCCTCCGAGCACTTTGGCGACGAACTGCATGGCCACGATGTGCGGCATCAGCGCGCCAAACGCGAGAGTTGGAAATACTAGACTGTCAACGGCTGCCGCGGCTACGTTGGACGTGTTGGACCGCTTTAACCATGAACCTTTAACGGCGGCAAACACGCCCCAATCGACGACGGCGGCGGCGACAAAAGCAGTCGTAGAAGCAACCGCGATGATACCCGCGGCGGGGTTAAGACCATATGATAACGCGCCAGCAGCAACGATCAACGTCAGCATCTGCCAGGCTTTCAACCGGATATGCAGCCAGTCGCGTAGAGCTAGGTCAAACCCAATGAACAGAAAAGCATTTACGGGCGAGATGGCAGGACCAAAAGCAGCCACAGACAAGTTGGCAGCGACAATGGCGGCGGCGTATGCGGCGACGGCAACTATAAGCATAGGTCTTCCTCAAAGTTAAATTGTGCGGGGGCGTTGTGGGCTTCTATGCGCTGGCGCATGACCTGCGCCCGTGCCTCTTTTGTCGGGGGCAGGTAGTGCCCCTTTGACCAATTCTTGTCGATACCGACGTTGCGGCCGATATTTGTGCTGTCCGCTGATGCAAACGGGAACCGCGTAAATACGCGAGGATTGAGCATTCGTAGGCCGTGCAGTTTCACTAATGGGCGGCCTTCGCGGTCGCAAACCACACGCATAGCGTCACCCATACGCACGCGCCAACTTGGCGTGCCTACGACGGCGAAATGACCCGAACTGCCCACACAGACCCGCGGATATTGCAGTGCAAGGCGCTCCAAGCGGTCCAGCGTTTCGTGCATGTGCCAGACCGGCGCGCCAAACCACAGCGGCAACGGCCACTCATCCAGCAACGCATCGTTGGCGTCTTCGTTGCCATCAATAACATCAGGGATTACGGCAAAATCGCACGACGGAACACGCCGACACTGTTCGGCCCACGCATAATAGCCCGACCAGTCCGTCACTGCGTTGCCGCCGCGCCACGCCGAGAACGCGCCGTTGTCAATGGCAAACGACTGGCACAATTCGACGGCGACGCCCAACTGATCTTTATGGGCAAAACTGATGAACGCATGGCCAGCTTCTATAGCCTTGGCCGCAGCGGTTGCGGGTGTAATTGGCAGTCCGTGATAATGGATCATGCGGAAGCCTTAACAAACAATGCTTGACAGGTCAACAAGAAATCTGTAACGGTGGGGTTCAACACAATAGAGGAGATGACGCCATGACTAAAATATCTGCGGACGGTCTTAGGGTAATTCATTCTGAATGCGTTCCCGCGTCTAACATGACGCTAAGGGATTATTTTGCGGCGAAAGCTATGCAAACTCTTATATCCGTAACATATTCTTCAAACCCGTCTTTGGGTGTTGACGATGTGTGGTTAGAAGAGAAGCACACAGAAGCGATTGCCGACCAGGCATACATTCTTGCTGATGTGATGATGAATGCGAGGGATATTCCGTAATGGCCCAACACTCTAACATCGTCGGCGGTTCGACCGCCAAGCGCGTCATCGCGTGCCCCGGCAGCGTCGCGCTTGTGCAGCAGGTGCCGCCCAAGCCGTCCAGCAGCTACGCCGACGAGGGCACGCTGTTGCACACCGTCATTTCAACCATTCTGGAGACGAACAGGAGGCCCGAAACGTTCCTTGGGCTGATGTACAACGGCATCGAGTTGACGGAGGACCGGCTGGAGCGCAAGCTGCTGCCCGCGCTGGCGGTGCTGGATGAGATCGACCCGGATGGGCAGTTGGAATACGCGGTCGAGCAGGTGGTGGGCTTTGGTGACGCTCTCCCTGGTGTTTTTGGTTCCGCCGATCTTGTTGGCCGGATTGGCAATCGCGGTATCCTGCTGGACTGGAAGTTTGGCGACG